CCGGCGCCGGTGGCCGCGCTGCCGGCGCCGATGCGCAAGGGCGCGCCAGAGGTGGCCAATGATCACCTGGCGAAGATTCGGGGGATGTTGGGGAGGGTGAGGGGATGACGCCGAAGAAGCGGGACATCTTGATTCGTGGCCAGACCGGAATCGCCCAGAAGGTCTATGAGTGCGTACCGATGCAGGAGCCTTGGGCTTCGTTTCAGGTGCTGGCCGCGCTGCGGAACATGACCGGCAGCACTCCAGACACCCGGATTGTTTCTGGTTGTTTGGCCAGCCTGGTTGACGCCGGGCTCATCAAGAAGGTTGGGCGCGATCAGTACCAGCGCATTGTTGTTGCGCGCCTTGATGCTCGAGAGAAGACGACAACCAAGGAGCCGCAGATGGCTGAAGCAGTTCAGAGCGTTGAGCCCAAGCAGACCGAGCTGAAGCGCGCAGTTTCCCCGCTGGAGATGCTTGGGGAGTTGGCAACCGAGATCGTTGGCATGGCTGAGCACATGAAACGACTTGCGGCGCGCGTCGAGGACGTGGCGCTGGCCGTTGAGCAAGAACGCGAAGTGACCGCGAAATCAGTCGAGCAGTACCGCCAGCTGAAGGCGCTGCTGAAGAGCCTGCAGGGGGAGGTTGATCAGTGATCCACATCGGCGCACGTGAAGCCTACACCCGCTATCGATTCGCCCTGTATTCACGAGCCGACAAGTTGGGCCTTGCTGCTGATATCGGCAACCCGGTGGCGCTGTTCGCCTGCCGGGCAACCGCCGAAGCGCACGGCCGCAAGTTGTACGGCGACCTGGCCGAGGTAGTCGAGCTGAGCGCCGAGCAGGATCTGGCGCCATGACCGCCATCGGCTGGGCGCCGAAGAAGAACCGCGATGGCGACGTGGTCCCGAACTGCTGGGTCACCGATGCCGGCTACACGGTTGCGGAGTTCCTGGTTGATGGCCTGCAGGTGTTCTTGGTGACGGCGCCAGGCCAATCGGTGGCGATGGCCTATCGGGCTGGCCGTGCTGGTGTGGTTGAGGCGATCACTGAGCACATGGCCGGGCGCGCAGTGGCGAAGTTCGAAGGGGAGGCGTAGTGGCGAGCAAGAAGGCGGGCATGCGCACCGTGGGTGAGGTGGTGGAGTGGTGGCTTTCGCGCATCGAGGGCGACCGGACGCGCAGCGAGAAGTATCGCGGCAGCATGGGCTCGCTGATGCGCCGGCATGTGCTGCCGCGCGTTGGCAAGGTGGCGCTGCGCAAGCTGGATCGGGTGCTGCTGGACGACAAGCTGGTGTTCCCGATGCACCAGGAGCTGGCGCCGCGCACCGTGCAGAAGGCCTTGCAGGGGATGCGCCAGGCGTTCCGCATGGCTGAGACGCAGGGGCGCATCGAGGCCAACCCACTGGCGGGCACCACCTTCCGCGACTTCTATAAGGGCAAGCTGCGGCCGAAGCCGGCGGCGCTATCGCGGGTGGACCTGCAGGAGCTGGTGCAGCACTTGGTGGAGGTGTTCAGCCGTGACCCGGCCAAGGGGATGCTGCCGCTGATGATGCTGGCGCACGGCACGCGCATCGCGGAGACGCTGGCGGCGCGCTGGGTGCACATCTCGCTTGATGAGCGTGTGTGGGTGATCCCCGAGGCGAACACGAAGAGCCGGCGTGAGCACGTGTTGCCGCTGACGGCTCAGGTGCTGGGCCTGCTGGCCAAGTATCGGCAGGCGCTGCCGGATGCGCGCATGAAAGCCGCCTGGCTGTTCCCGGTGCGCGGTGGTGCCGGCATGGCGTTGACCAGCGGCCATGCGCTGATGCGTGAGGTGAGCGGCCGGCAGTGGACGAGCCATGACCTGCGCAAGTTGATGCGATCGAGCCTGGCGGATATCGGCGTTGACCACATGGTGGGTGAGCTGCTGATCAACCATGCCTTGGGCGTGACCACTGAAACCTACCTGACCCGCGATGCGATGGAGCGGCGGCGCGAGGCGCTGGAGCGCTGGCATGCACGGCTGGACGAGTGCGGTTTTGCGGGTGCGCACGGAGTGAAAACGGAATGAAAGTGGCTGTTCCTGCATTTCTGCATTCTGGCTGCGCGCCAGAGCTGGCGGGCGTTTCCGCCGAAAACAGTATTTCTACGTGGGGAGGGTGAAAATGCGGAAAACGACCATCGCTCGGCGCCCCATGGACTTCGAAGGACGTGAGCAGCAGATGCTGGTGAGCTGGCTCGAGATTCAGCACCGGGCGGCCTATGCGGTGACCTGGCATACACCGAACGGCGGCGCCCGGGACAAGGCGACGGCGGGCAAGCTCAAGGCTCAGGGCGTGAAGGCTGGAGTGCCTGATCTGCAGCTGGCTCAGGCGCGCGGCGGATTCTTCGGGCTGTTCATCGAGTTCAAGGCCACACCGCCATACGACGCGGCGGTAAGTGGGGTGCAAAAGGACATGCTTGGCAGGCTGAAGGCAGAGGGGTACCGCGCTGTTGTGTGTCGCGGCATCGAGGATGCCATGCGAGAGATCAATGCGTACTTGGCCATGGAGCCGACAGTGCGCCAGGTGCCGGCGCAATGAGGCAGCACCTGATTCCGCTTGAGCGCTGCGAGGTGTGCGTGGGCGCTGGGTTCATCCAGGGCATCTTCCATCGTATGGCCTGCGCCGGCTGCAACGGCGGCGGGTTCGTGATGCCGGACGGCACGGCGCTGGGCTATCCGCAGTTGGTCGAGCAGTTGCGGCTACGGCTGGCGATGTCGGGCGCTGAACGCAAGCGGCTACAGCAGGTGCTGGAAAGAGCAGGGCTGCAGCCTGTTGAGGGTGCAGCGAGTTGTTACCAGGGCAATAACAAGAAGGGCGCGGGCGGCGCGCACTTCACCGGGGATTGAGGGGAGAGGGGCATGGTTTATCAGAACGTACTGAGTGCGGTGGTGTCGGCGCTGGCTGCTGAGTGCAAGGACAGCACCTCTCGCCAGGCCTGGCAGAAACTGATTGATCTGGACGTGTCGAAGGCGGGCAGGGCTGGGGCGCCAGATCGCGACCTGATCGACTGCTGGGTGTTCGCACGGTTGCACAGCGAGCTGATCCCGCGGCACTGGCATGCGCTGGCAGCTCGATACGGCACGCACAAGGGGCGCAAGGTGAAGGCGATCAGCAGCCTGGCGCCCTTGATCGCATCACCGGCCCCGCAGCTGTTCGTGTACAAGGCGGTGACTGCCTGGGCGATCCCGCCTATCAAGGGGCTGGAGGGTAAGCGCTCTTCGGACATGATCGTGTTGCCCGCTTCGTTCTACGACATGAACACGTGGGATCTGGCGGCCAATCCGGAGCGCACTCGGCGCCGCTGGCGGCAGGGCGTCAGCGCGGTGCTGGATGAGATGGTGAAAGAGGCGCTGCAGCGCGCCGAGACCATCCTGCAGGCTGAGGGTGTGTTGTTCTCTCATGCGGCTTGACTTGAATGACCGGATGGCCGAAAGTTTACTCATCCTGTCGATCTTGCGCGTTCAGGATTGAGAATTCCGAAAGCCCGGCCATTGCGCCGGGCTTTTTCGTTTCTGCTCCGCGGCGGTCTCCCCAGTCCGTCGCCTTGCCCGCCAAGTGCGGGCTTTTTCTTCTATGGTGCCGGCCCGGCAAAGGGCAGGGCTTTCGAGATGACCAAGATGCCTGATAAAGACCCATCTTTCTGGGCCATCGTGCTGCTCGCCCTTCGTGAGCATGGGTTGGCTGTCGCTCTGGCGTTCGTGCTGAGCTACGTGCGCATCCTGTACGACGACAAGGAGCCAAAGCCGGTTCGTCAACTGCTCGAGGCATCCCTGGGTGCGCTGATCGTTTTCTTGGTCGGGCTTGCCGCTGAGAAGTTCGGGATGTCGAGCGGCTGGAGTTATGCCGTGGCTGGTTTCGTCGGCGTGCTAGGCGTCAATCAGGTCCGGACATTGGCGCAGAAGTGGGCCAGCCGGAAAGTCGAAGGTTGAACCATGACGTTCAAGGTCACATTCAGTGGCCTGCGTGAGCGCCTGCAGACCCTGGATCGATTGGAGCGTGAGCAGCTGCCTTTCGCTGCAGCCCTTGCACTGACGCGCACTGCGCAGGAGGTGCAGAAGGGCGTCCGCGATGAGATGGAAGCGGTATTCGATAGGCCAACCCGGGCCACGCTCAATAGCCTGTTCATCCAGCCAGCCACCAAGGACAAGATGGAGGCGAGGGTGTGGATCAAGGACGGCCGCAGCATCAACGGAGCCGGGAACTTGGGCGGACAGGAAGGGCAGTGGGGCAAGGGCCGGGCTGCATCTACTTGGCTCACGCCGCAGATCTACGGTGGTGGGCGAAGTGATAAGGGCTTCGAGAAGATGCTGCGCCGTCGTGGCGTGCTCGGCTCGGGCCAGTACGTGGTGCCAGGCGACAAGCTGGACCTGGACCAGTACGGCAACGTAGGGAAGGGCAGGCTGACCAAGATGCTGTCGGGCGCTCAGCTCTTCACGCAGGAAGGCTACAACGCCAACGCCACTGATAGCCGCCGCTCCATGCGCAAGGGCAACCGGCGCTACTTCATGATCAGGAAGGGCAGCAGGCCTATAGGTATTGCCGAACGACTTGGCTATGGCAGGGGTAGCAGGAACAACATCCGCATCGTCCTGGCCTTCGTGCGTAGTCCGTCCTACAGCAAGCGCCTGGACTTCTTCGGCGTTGCTGAGCGTATCGCTGAGGATCAATTGCCCATTCAGTTCGAGCTGGCCATCGCCCGCGCCCTCGGGACGCGCCGCCGTTGATGCACCAGCATGGGGCATTCTGGGTCCTCCCGGGGTGGGGGTGCCTGGAGGGTAATTCGGGCCCCGCCTTTCCACTATGTATGGGCTTTTTTCGGAGGTTGGTTGTTGTTTAGTCATGGCCAAGAACGAAACAACCAAGCAGCCGGGATGGTTGAACAAGTCCGAGATGGCGAAGTCGCTCGGCATTTCCCCGCAAGCCTTTGATAAATGGGGCGTTGAGCCCGTCGCCCGGGTTGGCCGTGAGGCCTTCTATCGGGTGCAGGATGTGGTGCAGAACCGACTCGACCACGCCGCGCGGAAACAACAACTCGACGGGGTGGGAACCGAAGGCGTCGATCCGATGATCGAGTACAAGCTCACGCAAGAGCGCCTTCGATTGACAGCAGCCCAGGCTGACGCCCAGGAGAAGAAGAACCAGGTAGCCGACAAGCAGCTGGTGCCGGTGTCATTTGCCACGTTCGCGCTGGCCCGTATCGCCGCCAAGATCGGATCGAAGCTGGAGACCGTTTGCAAAACCGTCAGCCGGCGTCACCCCGAGCTGGATGCCAGGATTCTCGAGAGCTTCGAGCGGGAGCTAGCCCTGGCCCGCAACATCGCCGCGGAGTTTGGCGATGACCTACCGGGAATCCTCGATGACTACCTCGCAACCCTGGATCAATGACCTCGGGAGCGCGGTCAAGCTAGGGTTGCAGGCGCTGTACAAAGAGCCGCCCATGACGGCGGTGGAGTGGGCCGACAAGCATTTCTACATGTCGGCCGAGTCCTCCTACAACGAGGGCAAGTGGGAGACGGCGCCGTTTCAGGTTGCCATCCTCAACGCGATGGGAAACGACCTGATCAAGGTCGTGAACTTCGTGAAGTCGGCGCGGATCGGCTACACCAAGCTGCTGATGGCGAACATCGGCTACAAGATCCAGCACAAGCGCCGCAACGTCATGATGTGGTCGCCGACCGATCCTGACGCCGAGGACATCAGCAAAAGCCACGTCAACGGCTTGATCCGTGATGTGCCGGTGCTGCTTGAGCTTTCGCCCTGGTTTGGTCGCAAGCACAGCGACAACACGCTGGACAACAAGGTTTTCGCCAACCGCCGCAACCTGTGGATTCGCGGCGGAAAAGCCTCGCGCAACTATCGCGAGAAATCCGCTGACGAAGTTATCTATGACGAGCTCTCGAAGTTCGATGCTGACATCGAGGGCGAGGGCTCGCCGACGTTCCTGGGCGACAAGCGCCTTGATGGTGCCGTCTACCCGAAGTCCATCCGCGGCTCAACGCCGAAGAAGGAGGGCAGCTGCCAGATCACCAAGGCCGCCGAAGAGTCGCCCTATCGACTGCGCTTCCACGTTGCCTGCCCGCACTGCCACAAAGAGCAGACTCTCAAGTGGGGCGGGAAGGATTGCGAGTACGGCCTCAAGTGGGAGAAGAACGCGCTCAACGAAGCGGAAAAGGCCTGGTATTGCTGCGAGCACTGTGCCGGGATCTTCTTCCACCAGGATATGGTGGCAGCGTCCTATGCCGGCCGCTGGATCTGTGAAGTAACCGGAATCTGGACGCGAGACGCGATTGACTGGTTTGGCTCCGACGACGAACCAATCCGCACGCCGCGCTCGGTGGCCTTCTACTGCTGGGCCATCTACAGCACATGGACGACCTGGCTATCGCTGGTGGACGAATGGCTGAAGGTGAAGGGCGACCGCGAAAAGCTGATCACCTTCATCAACACTACCCGCGGCGAAGTATGGGAAGAAGACCAGGGCGAGCGAGTCGACTGGGAAAACCTCTATGGCCGGCGGGAGATCTTCCCCTGCACCGACCATGTTCCCGAGCAGGCGCTCGGCCTGTTCGGCGGCATCGATACCCAGGATGACCGATACGAAGGGCGTGTGTGGGCCTTCGGTGCTGGCGAGGAAATGTGGCTGATTCGCCGCTTCATCCTCACTGGCGACCCGGCCAGCGTCGAGCTACGTCGCAAGGTCGGCATGGAGATCAACCGCGAGTTCAAGCGCCCGGACGGTACGCCAATGCGCGTAGAGCGGTGGTGCTGGGATGCCGGCGGCCACTACTCCGACGAAGTGGCCGAGGAAAGCATCAAGCACGGCGTGCGCTGGGTGGTACCGATCTTCGGTGCAAGCACCTACGGCAAGCCGATCGCCAACTTCCCGCGACGCCGCAAGAACAAGATTTACAAAACCGAGGTCGGCACCGACAACGCCAAGGAACTGATCTATGGGCGGCTCAACATCGTTGTGCCACAGCCCTGGACGGAAACGCCTGGCTGCATACACCTGCCTCTGGCCGACTGGTGCGACGAGGACGAACTCAAGCAACTCACCGCCGAACGCAAGGTTCCGGTGATGGTGAAGGGCAAGCGCGAACTGCGCTGGGACTCGGGCGGCCGCCGCAACGAAGCGCTCGACTGCCTGGTGTACGCCTTGGCCGCCTTGCGCATCAGCCAGCAGCGCTTCGGCTTTGACCTTGATGCTCTGGAGACAGGGCGCCTGGCCGGCGCCAAGCCTGTTGCCGCCGAAGTGCTCGACAAACAGACAACCAATCAAACCGCCCAGGAGGTGACCAACACCTTCCTGAGCACAACTGGTGGCAGCCCATGGTTATGACTCTGGAAACGGCGCGCACGATTCTGCAGCGCTACATCGACGCCGAGCAGGAGGTGCTGCTGGGCAAGTCCACATCGTTCGGCGGTCGCACCCTGACCATGGTTGATCTGTCCGAGATTCGCCGCGGCCGCCAGGAATGGGAGCGCAAGGTGCAGAACCTTGAGCGTCAGGCCGGCGGGCAGTCCCGCCCCTACAAGCTGGCGACCTTCGAATGAACTGGATTGATCGGCTGTTGGCGCCACTGGCGCCGGGCTTCGTCGCTCAGCGCATGCGTCACCAGGCGGTGATCCGTGCATATGAAGCGGCCAAGCCGTCCCGCACCCACAAGGCCAAGGGTGATCCGCGTTCTGCCGATGCAGCGCTTCAGGCGGCAGGCCGCTCGCTGCGCGAGCAGTGCCGTTGGCTGGATGAAAACCACGACATCGTCACCGGCCTATTTGATCGCCTCGAGGAGCGCGTGGTCGGAGGAACCGGAATTGGCGTAGAGCCGCTGGTGCTGGACCAGGCCGGCGCCGTACACCTTGAGTTCAACGATGCGATCAAAACCGCTTGGGCAGAGTGGTCACTGAAGCCTGAAACAGCTGGCGAGTTGACCCGCCCGCAGATGGAGCGGCTGGTGTGTCGTACCTGGCTGCGAGATGGTGAGGCCCTGGCCCAGAAGATCATGGGCGCGGTCGCGAACTACAAGCACCTCACCGCCGTGCCTTTCGCCCTCGAGTTGCTGGAGCCGGACTATCTGCCCTTCGAGTACAACGATGCTGGCAAAGGCATCACCCAGGGTATCGAGCGCGACGCCTGGCGCCGCGTGAAGGCTTACCACCTGCTCAAGGCGCACCCCGGCGACATCGGGCACGGCATCTACCAGCAAACCAAGCGGGTAGACGTTGAGCGGGTTATTCACATCGCCAACCGTAAGCGCATCGGTCAGAACCGAGGTGTGCCGCTGCTGCATGCCGCGTTGATCCGCTTGGCCGACCTGAAGGACTACGAGGAAAGCGAGCGCATCGCCGCTCGCATCTCGGCGGCTATGGCCTTCTACATCAAGAAGGGCGAGCCACACGACTACGACGACAAGAAGGCGCCAGACGGCAAGCGCGGCTCTTTCCCGATCGCGCCGGGGATGATCTTCGACGATCTGCAGCCGGGTGAAGACCTGGCCATGTTCGAGAGCAACCGACCCAACCCCATGCTGGAGGGTTACCGCAACGGCATGCTCCGGGCTGTTGCTGCTGCCGGTCGCAGCGCCTACTCGACCATTGCGCGCTCGTATGACGGCACCTACTCAGCGCAGCGCCAGGAGCTGGTCGAGGCCCAGGAGGGCTACGACCTGCTGCAACACGATTTCGTCGACTACTGGTGCCGCCCTGTGTATCGCACCTGGCTGACGTTGGCTGTTGCTTCTGGCGTGCTCAAGCCGCCGGCGGATGTCGATATGCGCACGCTGCTGTCGGCCGTCTACCAGGGGCCGGTGATGCCGTGGATCAACCCGGTGCATGAGGCCACCGCCTGGGAAAGCCTGGTCGAGGCTGGCTTCTCCGACGAAGCGGAGGTGGCTCGCGCTCGTGGCCGCAACCCGCAGGAACTGAAGAAGTCGCGCGCCGCAGAGATCAAGCAGAACCGCGAGTTGGGCCTGGTGTTCAGCTCGGACGCCGCGCACAGCCTGGCCAAGGGCAACGAGATGAACGCCGTCGAGGCCATCCAGAAGGCCTATCTGGGTGTGGGCAAGGTGCTCACCAGCGACGAGGCGCGGGAGCTGGTCAACCAGTACGGCGCCAACTTGGCCATCCCTGGCCCCGACTTCACCGAGGAACCACAACCACCAGGAGGTGCCAATGGGCAGCCACCGCAAGATGAGTAGCGCCATGATGCTGCTGGCCCCGCTGGCCATGGCATGTGCGCTGACTGAAGACACCAAGCCAGCCGGGAGCTGGTACAGCATCAAGGCGCTCTCTCGTGGCGTTGCCGAGATCCTGCTGTACGACGAGATCGGCATGTGGGGCATCACCGCTCAGCAGTTCGCTCGCGAGCTGAAAGCGTTGGGCGACCTGTCGCTGATCAGCCTTCGCATTCACTCCCCAGGTGGGGATGTGTTCGAGGGCACTGCCATCTACAACCTGCTCAAGCATCACCCTGCGCGGGTAGAAGCTCACATCGACGGCCTGGCCGCCTCGATGGCCACCGTCATCGCCATGGCCGCCGACACCATCTACATGCCAGAGAACGCAATGATGATGGTGCACCGGCCATGGGGCATCCAGGGCGGTGAGGCGGACGACATGCGCCGCTATGCCGACCTGCTGGAAAAGATCGAGGACACCATGGTTGCCGCCTACATGGCCAAGACCGGGAAGTCCCAGGAAGACATCAAGGCTTTGCTCAAGGCGGAGACCTGGATGGATGGCCGTGAGGCTGTCGAGGCCGGCTTTGCCGACCAGCTCACTGAGCCGCTCGCCGCGGCAGCTCAACTCAACTCTAAACGCATGCAGGAGTTCGCCCACATGCCCGAAGCACTGAAAACCCTGTTGCAGCCGCGCGCGTCCACTCCGAGCGCTGCTGCACCGACTCCGGCGCCGACCCCGGCCGCCCCGACTCCCCAACCTGCACCGGCAGCGCCTGCCGCCCCGGCC